AAGCCCGCTTCACGTAGTGGGGGCTGAGGTACTTTTGGAGGTTCAAGTAGGTGACAACAACGTCAGATGGTGGTTGCAACAAATCCTTGAGCTTTTCGTCAAGAACAAGTTGGCGACCGTTCTCTGGGTGCTTGAGATTTTGTTCAGTGATGTACTTATTGATGAACTTGGTGACTTCAGAGCGAGAAATCAATTCTCCTTCACCAAGACCCAAAAACTCGCGCAACTTAGGTGTTACTTCTTGCTTTCGGTTGAAACCATTGTTCGCGGCGCGTGCCTTGGCTTTCTCACCCAAGGGGTCTTCTTGGGTATTCTTAACCTTGCGCATAAGCTTGGTGAGAGCCTTAACATCGGCGCGGAGAGCAGCAATTTCAGATTGGATAGTTTCGAAAGACATCTTATACCTTGTATTGCATCTTAATCTTTAAGTCACGAAAGATACATTAACAGAAACGAAATTATTACCAAAAGTAAAAAGATATAATACTCTCTTCTAAGACTATACAATGTACTTTTTCGTCTAGGTCTGTCTATAATTCTAAATGGTTCACGGGGTTCTGTGTTTGGAGTCTCTCCAGGGCATCCACCTGCACAACAGTCGTCTTCTGGGCACTTTGTAATATACAAACCCCGCCTCGCTCCACAAAATTGATACTTTTTGGGTTCAAGTGTGTCAGAGTATGCGTAGCATCTACATTCATCAATTATACTACAGACCATATTATTATGTAACAATATAATAATGGACACCGAAATTTATTCAGAAGCTGTCATCAATCGGTTTATGAAGAGAAATTTGTTCTTCAACGATTTGGTATTGGCTAAATATTACGAAACAAATAACTTGGCGGCATTCAGGAAGAGAGTTCACAAACTTCACAAGGATAAATCATTTGAAGTTATAATTTACGCAATTGTAACAGATTCAATTCGCGACGTTATTCTTAACACAGCTGGCGAACTTTCGGAGTTTCTCAAAAACATGGGGGATCTCATTATCTCCGGTGGAGAAGCATTCAATATGTACCTAAATAGGAATGATCGTCTCATAACGAGTGATATAGACACCAAGTTTATCCCTCGCATTAAATATGATGATAAGTATTTTGGAAAACTTCAAGCTATCAAATTATTGCTATGGAATAAGTTGGGTGAGATTGCAAAACGTTTGAACATGAAAATTAAAGAGCGTGTTGTTGAGGCGTCAAGAACAAAGATGGGGCGATTTGTTGGTATGGGTTTTGCTGAAACTGGTCCATATGTCACACGACGATATATACTGATTAAGAAGAAGAAAGCGCATCGTGGGGGAGAACCATCTAAAGGTGATATTTTCATTGACGTTGAATTATTTGCACTTGATCTTAACATGCGATATTTCTCAATTGAAAAGGGTCGCATTATTCAAGAAGTTTTGGGTGGTATCCTTGATATTCCATTTATGAGACCCAAAGAGTTTGGTTCGGAAGTCATAGAATCAAAGAAATTGGGTATAACTTACAAAAACAAAGATACAGGTGTAATTGTGCATGATAAGCGTATATATGTCGCGGGTAAACGATTTCTCCTAGATGATGTATATCTTATGCAGAAGTTGGGTCTTAGACCAGCGAAGAAAGAGAAAGACAGACAGCGTATGTATAAACTATCTAAAATGTTAACTAAGTCCGCGAATATCTTACCAACAGACGATATTAATACGATATATGAACATACATATAATCAAATTAAAACTCCAAATAAAAGGAGTTCAAGAAAACCAACAATTGTGAGTTTGAGACTCGCAGCTAAGGTCAATCCATTTAGTTACGGTGAATACACAACAAAACCAAGAGAGGATAGAGTTTCAAAACAATTGGTTTATGGTGTTAAAACGTCAATACCAAATATGAATATTCCTGGATATGCGAAAACTTACGGAAATCAACGATTTAACCTTAATAAACAAGAATGGGTGAAAAATGCATCCAGAACATATGTAAAAAATGAGTTTACACATAGACCACTTACAGGTAAAAACATTCCAGCCAGTATTGACACATCTCGATTATTATATGGATACAACCCAATCCGTGATAAATGGGTTCCACGAGTTATTATAAAGAAGGCTTCCCAAATACCCTTTGTTGGTTTAAAGAATTGAGACGCAATGCATATATAATATGTTGTACAACGCTCCAGCTAAAGGTGATGATGGACTTTACTTCGTAAAGGCTCTCAATGATACAAAGCGAAAGTGTCTTGTTCAGTTGAACAAGGTAAAGGTTGCTGATGTCTCAGGCGAAGTTGTTTTCGATCTTGTGAGTGAGAACAACATTAAGAAGATTGCTGACATTGATACTCTCAACCTTGAAGCTGCTCGCGAAAACTGTGAGGTGTGGTTTGGAAAGGAATTATCTGAAAAGGTGATCGAAGGTGCCTATACACCAAGTGTCTCCGATGGACAACTTACAGGTGAATGTATTGAAGTTACCAGGGCATTCAACGCACAACAGGAGCAAATCGATCTTGAAAGTGTTCAGCCGGGTAAATCATGCGATGTAATTTTGGAATTTTCTGGAATTTGGTTCGCCAAGAAAACCTTTGGAGCTTCGTGGAATGTTGTCCAGGTCAGAGTTCACCCAGACCCAATTTTGGATATTTATCCAGAAGAGTATGCCTTTGTCGATGAGGTTGAGGAATAAAAAAATTGTTGATCATATATAAAAGATGATGAAGAAGGGTCGTACTCAAAACCTCATGATGATAGCTGCTGTTGCCGTGTTGGTCTACTTGCTCTTCACTATGAACAAGAAGTCTGCTTATTCCATTCGCGAACGCGAATACAACATGCTCCCAATGGCGCCAGCTGCTGGACCAGGCATGGCTCCAGTGCAAAACGGGTGTGGTATGGAAAAGGGTACCGGTTTGGCCTCTTCCCTCCTCCCACGCGAAGTTGCGTCTGCCGAGGATTTTGGTGAATTTGCCCCAGAAGACATCCTCGCGGGTCAAAACTTCCTTGAACCACGCCAACAAATTGGTTTCCCAGAAACCGTCGGTGGTGCTCTCCGTAACGCGAACCAACAACTCCGTGCGGATCCACCCAACCCAAAGGACCCATTTGTTTGGAATAACTCAACCATCGTTCCAGACGAAATGCAGCGTTCATTGTGCTAATTCCGCTTAAAGATTAGACCTTAGCTTTATGTAAATAATGTCAGTACCCAACGATCTTTCCGAGAATGTATCCAAACTTGTGGAGCTCTCTAAACAGTTATCCGAAGCAAAATCTGATATCAAAATCCTTAATCAAGAAGAAAAACGTCTCAAGGAGACCGTTAAGCGTCATATGATTGAGCAGGGTATTGATACCATTAACCTCAGGAAGGGTAAGATCAGTATTCGTAAGTCCATCCGCAAGGGTAGTATGAATAAAGATGCAATTCGCGAAGGTCTCCTTACGTTTTTTGGAGGCGATGAAGCCAAGTTAGAGGGGGCTCTCAACGCTATCCAGGATACTATTAAAGTAAAAGAATCGACTTCTATTTCATTAACAGGGATAAAAGATAAACCCGAAAAGGAAGATAAGTAATAACGATGGTTTGGAGCCAATATGTTTATGAAGCCACTACGGGATATGATGTCATCCCAAGTGATGAAGAAGAATATGAAGATGATGTTCATCTCAGTGTTGAAGATTGGCAAGTCAAATACTCAGATGAATTATGGGAATTATGGAGAATTGTTGAACAACTCATACATGACGCCTACCTAGAACACACTTTAATGTCGAGATGTACGTTCTCCGATTTTGCGGAGTTTTGTTACGATGAACATTATGAGGAGTGTCAGTTTGTATATATGCCATATGAAGTAGAATTGTCGTACATTTGGAGACATATCCAGGAGTATCTAGTTGGAATGGGTTTACAGGATGAGTTTATGCTAGGTGCTACATTTGACCATTGGGTTAGATTTGCATCACAGTATACTGAGTAAAATAATATACCCATATATTAACCATGCTCCCAGATATCACTTCTCAGAAAGTCGCCATTCCAGCCGCCCTTTTTTTGGCACTCAGCCCAGGTGTTCTTTTGACCACCGATGGCGAACAACTCAGTTTCGCAAATGGAAAAACCAGTCAAATGGCTGTTATGTTCCACGCGCTCGTGTTCTTCCTTGTGTACAGTCTCATCGCTCGCGGGATGGGTCTCGTATTGACAAAGACAGATTTGATCGTGACCACAGCTCTCTTCTTGGCGCTCAGTCCAGGTCTTCTCTTGACCATTCCACCCGGTTCTGGTGGTCTTCTCCGATCTGGTCAAACGAGCCTTCCAGCGGCTTTGACCCACGCAGTCGTTTTTGCGGTTGTGTTCGCGCTTTTGCGTCGTCAATTTCCTCAATTCTATTAAATAGGAGGATGAAGTACCTTGTTTTAGGTCCAGCTTCAATGGGTATATATTCGTTGATTGGATCTCTCAAACCACTTGAATCCAAGCTTGTAGATGTGAAGGAGATATCTGGATCATCTGCAGGTGCAATTTTGGCGTTACTTTTAGCCTTGGGGATGTCCGTGGATGAAATTTTTAAAATCTCTTTATCTTTGAATATCCCCGAATTTGTTAAATTACGCATAGGTTCCTTCTTTAACAAATTTGGTTTTGTTGATTTGGGTCCTATCCGTGATAAATTAGTTGAAGTGTGTGGGTGTGATCCAACATTTGAAGAATTGGATATGAAGATTTATGTATCTGCGTATTGTTTAAACTCGTCAAGGACTGAATATTTCTCACGTGATACACATCCAAAGATGAAGGTTATTGATGCGGTGTGTATGAGTATGGCTATACCTTTGATTTTTGCATGTGGAAGATATGAGGGGCGGACGTATGTCGATGGTGCTACACAAGAACAATATCCTATGACACCATTTTTGGACAAGAAACCTCATGAAGTTACATGTATAAAATTGAAAATGGACCGTGTATATCAAGAACACATAAATAACCCAAGACAATTCGTAGAAGCGCTTATACGTTCCTCTATTTCAAATAGAGATGAACGCACAGAAAATGTGGAAATGATAGACATACACATAGGTGACGCTAACATATTTGACTTTAATATGTCATATGAAGACAAAATTAGACTATATAATATAGGATACTCGTCCATAAAATAATTACTCACACTTTTTTGTTAGTTTAATATAAAATGGTAGACGCGTGCGATCCAGACGCGGATATAGAAAATCTCAGACAGTTGATCAAACTCAACACTGGAGTAAATATTAAACTAACAAGAAACGAAATATGCCAAGCGTACAATGAAATCCAGGCAGGTAAATTACCTCTCCCACCTATGGTTATGACCTCTGATAGAACATATCTAATCGATAAGAAGTCACCATTAAAGGAGCGCGATTACGAAGCTCTTTTTAACTCAGCCACAAAACGCGCAGACCTTAAGAGAATTGCTCGAAAGGTCGATCTCAAGAGAGTTGAACAAATGACAAAGAGCCAAATTGTGGACGCAATTGGTAAACGCCTTCGGTACATGAAAGTACACGAACCTGTTAAATTCGCAACGCGAAGACAGGTTGCCATTAACAGAAACGCAGCAGTGAACAACACAGCAGTGAACAATGTTAATTTTGGTGGGAACATACCCAATAATGGAGGTGGAAATATTGTTAACAATGGGGGTGGAAATATATTCAATAATGGTGGAGGTGGAAACATTCCCAATAATGGGGGTGGGGGTGGAAATGTATTCAATAATGGTGGAGGTGGAAACATTCCCAATAATGGGGGTGGAAATGTATTCAATAATGGTGGAGGTGTAAATGTTGAAAATAGACCACGTAACCAAACATCAAAGATTACATTTCCAAGTGGGGGGCTTTTTATGAAAGGAAGTAAGCCAAAGTTTTTGGGTGGTATAACCCCTTCAGTCGTAACAAGTTCAACCAAGACGACACAACCAAAGAAAGGTTTATTCGCGAGACTATTCGGTAAAAAGAATGTGAATATACCAAACAGACCTGTGAGACCTGTGAATATACCAAACAGACCTGTGAGACCTGTGAATATACCAAACGGACCCGTGAGACCTGTGAGACCTATGGGACCTGTGAATATACTAAACGGACCTGTGAGACCTATGGGACCTGTGAGACCTGTGAGACCTATGGGACCTGTGAATATACCAAACGGACCTATGGGACCTGTGAGACCTATGGGACCTGTGAATATACCAAACGAACCTATGGGACCCGTGAATATACCAAACGGACCTGTGAATATACCAAACGGACCCGTGAATATACCAAACGGACCTATGGGACCTGTGAATATACCAAACGAACCTGTGAATATACCAAACGAACCTATGGGACCTGTGAATATACCAAACAATGTCACAAAAATAAAAGAAAAAAAGATGATAACATTTTTAGAAACAGTTCAACTCAACAAATTGAACAAAAATCGTTTTATTAATCGAGTTAGACAACCTGGTTCAAATGTGAATGCACTCATTTCAGAAGCAAAACAACTTGTCAATAAACGGGCAATTATAAAAAAACAGGAAAATGCTAAAAGAAATGCTAACGAAAAGCGTAAGGCTAGAAATGCAATGACAAAAAATGTGGCGACCAAACTTCAAAGTCTTACAGACCTAGAAAGAGAAAACAGAAAAATATTTATGAATAGACTTCCCACAAACGGTCCTCAAAAGGTATTGAATAATGCGACAGCTCTTAATAGAGAAAGAAAAGCTCAACGTGAACAAAAGCGTTTGGAAGAAAACGCGAAGAAGAAAGCTGAAGAAAATGCTAAAAGAAATGCTAACGAAAAGCGTAAGGCTAGAAATGCAATGACAAAAAATGTGGCGACCAAACTTCAAAGTCTTACAGACCTAGAAAGAGAAAACAGAAAAATATTTATGAATAGACTTCCCACAAACGGTCCTCAAAAGGTATTGAATAATGCGACAGCTCTTAATAGAGAAAGAAAAGCTCAACGTGAACAAAAGCGTTTGGAAGAAAACGCGAAGAAGGCTGAAGAAAATGCTAAAAGAAATGCCGAGGAAAAACGTAAGGCTAGAAATGCAATGACAAAAAATGTGGCAACCAAACTTCAAAGTCTTACAGACCTAGAAAGAGAAAACCGAAAAATATTTATGAATAGACTTTCCACAAACGGTCCTCAAAAGGTATTGAATAATGCGACAGCTCTTAATAGAGAAAGAAAAGCTCAACGTGAACAAAAGCGTTTGGAGGAAAACGCGAAGAAGGCTGAAGAAAACGTGAGGAAGGCTGAAGAAAACGCAAGGAAGAAGGCTGAAGAAAACGCAAGGAAGAAGGCTGAAGAAAATGCGAAGAAGACTGAAGAAAACGCGAGGAAGGCTGAAGAAAACGCAAGGAAGAAGGCTGAAGAAAATGCGAAGAAGACTGAAGAAAACGCGAGGAAGGCAGAAGAAAACGCAAGGAAGAAGGTTGAAGAAAACGCGAAGAAGGCTGAAGAAAATGCGAAGAAGAAGGCTGAAGAAAACGCGAAGAAGGCTGAAGAAAATGCGAGGAAGAAGGTTGAAGAAAACGCGAAGAAGGCTGAAGAAAATGCGAAGAAGAAGGCTGAAGAAAATGCGAAGAAGAAGGCTGAAGAAAACGCGAAGAAGAAGGCTGAAGAAAATGCGAGGAAGAAGGCTGAAGAAAACGCGAGGAAGAAGGCTGAAGAAAACGCGAGGAAGAAGGCTGAAGAAAATGCGAAGAAGGCTGAAGAAAACGCGAAGAAGGCTGAAGAAAATGCGAGGAAGAAGGCTGAAGAAAACGCCAAGAAAAAGGCTGAAGAAAACGCAAAGAAGGCTGAAGAAAACGCGAGGAAGAAGGCTGAAGAAAACGCCAAGAAAAAGGCTGAAGAAAACGCCAAGAAAAAGGCTGAAGAAAACGCGAAGAAGGCTGAAGAAAACGCGAGGAAGAAGGCTGAAGAAAACGCGAGGAAGAAGGCTGAAGAAAATGCGAAGAAGGCTGAAGAAAACACTCGCAAACTTAAAAATAGTCTCAAAAATATCGGGCTCAATACACCCAATCAAAATAGTATAATGAAGAAGTTTACAAATGGTAACCGAAACGTAAATAAACTTATTGAAGAAGCAAAAGAACTCAAAAAGACTAGAAATAGTGAAAGAAAAGCTTTGGAAATCAAAAATATTCAGAATAAAATTAAGCAAAAGCGCGAAAACAATCTTAGAAAACTTACACTTCATCTTAAAAATCTTAACCTCACATCCAATGAGAAACAATCGTTCTATAACAATTTTAACAGAAAT